GTTTTTTCCTTTTTGTAATGCAAAGTTACCTAAACCAGTTCTTTCACCAAGATCCTCTAGTTTATACAGTAGATTTATGGCATTTACCTTTAAATCAACCATATCACTTGTAGTCATTCCAGCTAGGGTTTTTTCATCTAAACCAGACATAACTGCGACTTGGATGTCTATTTTTCTTCTCATCTCTGGAGACAGGTTTTTATAGGCTTTTAAAGCTACGTTTTTAGCGCCCTGTCCTAATTTCTTAGTCAATTGAAAATCGAGTTTATCTAAGACTTTTAATTCACGTTGGGTAATGGCCTTTGTCATGTTTGTCCAATTAACACCAGCATTTAAAGTTCCACCAATAAAGATTTCCCCTATACCTTCTTCAATCATATTTGAAGCTAAAGCTCTTGTGGAAAAATTCTCTTCAAACCCAGCAGATATTGACTGCCATTGCCTAAGGCCATCTTCTATAGCCCCTTGTCCAGCTCCATTTACCATTGAGCGTAAGGTATACTTTCCAAACATTTTTGCAACAGTACCTAGTTTACCAGTTTCCTTTGCTTTCCATAACTGATTCCATGGTAAGTCTTTAGCATCTTCCATCCAAAACAAAGTATCTCCTACTTTAGTACCTTTACTTAAAGAAAGTAAACTTTCACCTAGGTTGTGGGGAGCAAGTTTATTAACATGCGATAATGTTTTAAAGATATATGCTTGGGTCTTCAGTGCTTTGTTATTAATTGTAGGGAATTTTTGAATGCTTCTGCTTATCTTCTGTAGGTTATTTCCAAACTTTTCTAACTGCATGGTTCTTGATAATCTTGATGCAACTTTAAATGGTTTAGATAACCTTAAAGCTAGGGCAGTAAGGCCAGTAACAGTAGCTGTTGCTCCTGCAGCAGCCACTGGAGCACCTACACCACCCGCTGGAACTAAAGCACCACCGAGAGCTGTAAGAGCTATTCCACCAACTGTTAATCCTACTTCTGCAAGTGTATCGTTAGAATTAATGGAGTCTCTAAAAATAGGCCCAACATAATTAAAAACCATGTTGTCTATTGTACTATAATTTCTTGTAAAAGTATCCTGAATTACAGCTGCTGCATAATTATCTATAGCATCCGCTATAAAGTATTTAAACATCTGTGGATTTGCGGATATGTCTTTTCTGGTAAGGTCTTCTTCCGTTAATCCCATTTGTACAAACAAAGCATAAGCTAACTCTGGAGCTTTTTCTTTAATTTCCTGTACTGCTACTTTAGGGTCCCATTTAACTAAGTTACCCTGACTATCTACATATTCTGGAACCTCAGCTTCTGCTAGAAAATCAAATATAGTTTTTCCAAACCAAGGTGAATCTGTAGAAGCCTCTAGTGATAAAAGACTTGGAGATATATTGGTATATGTATCTAAAAAAGCTTTAACTCCAGGATCTTCTTTAAACATATTTTTTAGATATTCACTAGACTCTAGTGGCGCTTTCCATAACTTACCTGTTTTGCCACCTCTCCACCTCAAAGCCATGTAATGAAGAATTTGAGCATTGCTTGATACTATTTCGTTTGTCTGTGGACTTGGTGCTTGGGCATCCTGAACACGACCCCACACAGAACCCCTAGTAAATGTTATATCATTAAAGTACTGTAATCTTCCTACGTTCCGTGGATCAACACTTTCAACATCTTTAGCAGCTAAAGCTACAGTAAGTAGTGAATTATTTAAATTCCCTTCAACCATAATCTGTTGATGTGCTTCCCATTCTTTTTCATTTTCTGATTCAATTCCAATCTCATTCTTCATAAATTGAGAGTGTCTTTGTATCATCTCTCGGTATGATTGATTTGTTTGGTCTTGTATATTGGAAGAGTACGCTACTTGTGAACTGTTTTCACGAACAAAGTTTTCAAAACGTTTAGCTCTATCTTCTAGGTACTTGTCAATACTAAAGCTAGAAGCATTCAATGTATCCTGAAATCTTTGTCTAGGAGTCATTAAACTAGCTAAGTTTGTACTTTGATTTGTTTTAAATAGTGTTTCTTCTTCTGGATAGTTTAACTTTAAAAGAGATTCTTGGTTTACTTCCAACGAAGGACTAATCGCATTAAATCCAAAACGTGAATTAGCGTATTGTGACATTTAGAGTTTCCTTTTTACATAATTAGTTTGTGCTTCTTTAGTTTTTATTCGTTTAAGTAACTCTTCTTTCTGTCTTTCTTCTGCTTCTTCTTTTCGTTTTTGTTCTAGTCTGGGATTTCTTGGGAATTCAAAAGACTTAGTAAAAAGACCGTTTGGAAGGTGAATTACAGGATTTCCGTTTAGGTCCCTATTGATCCAGCTATAAGTAAAAGCCGCAGAATCATTATTACTACCAAACTGTTCATTTTGATAGATTGCAGAAGCACCAGCTTTTATTTGTTTATTTGCATCGTATAGTTCCTCTTTATTTATCAAGGGTATACTAAATCCAGCTTTCTCCAGTTCACTGTCAAGAAAAACTAAAGCATCAAATATAGTTTCTTTTTCCGCAGCTTGTTTTAGTAGTAAAGAGTATATAATATTAGCTGAGGTGCTTCCTACTATAGGTCTTGTCATCAATCTAAGTCGTTCTTCTGTTGGTTTACTTTCCAATAAAGTAGTTCCTGCTACGTAAGGGATTCCATTATACTCTATTAGTGTACCCTCTACTTGTCCTGAAGCTGGCCTAAATTTAGTAGAATACTCTTGCATATAACTTATGGGATTATATGGATCATTGGAAACAGTATCTATGACTTTACCAAGGGCTGATATACTATAACTCTGCTCATAAGAAGGTTTGGAAATTGAAACCATTCTAACTAAAGTAGTTGGACTGTTTTGAACTAGAGTTTGATTAGTTGCGTTATTATTTATCAATACAGCACCACTTTTGTTATGAGCAGAAGCATTATCAGCAGCTATTACTCCCGAAGCAGCCATTATAAAATTAAGTATTTCACCTTCTCTAGGTCTACCAATGGTTTCTGGATAAAATGCAGATCCAACCCCATAAGTTCTGTCTAAACTCATTCTAATTATATTAGTAATAAAACGGGGGTTTTGTGCATTTAACGCATCAAAAGCCTGGAAAGCTAGTCGTATTGTAGTGCTGTCATCTAGATTTGGTAAAGTAGCTCCACTTAGTACGGAAGTTCGTAAACGAGCGGCAAAAACAGCCAAGCTCATGTCTTTAGGAATTATTCCAGCTTTTATCCAAGCTTTGTGAGCAATATCCGCACTCCATTTAGGATCAGATGGGCTAACTGCTGGGCCTACCATTGTTTGTAATAGGGTCAATCTATCTGCTTCAGTAGACTCCTTTAAAGGATCAAAAGCTTCAATGTTAATACCTTGACTTTGTGTTATACCAGCCTGAGCATAAAGCGCAGGACTATATGTTGCATCTTTTGCAATATTCATTTGATCTGGTGTACTTGTAGAGAATAAGTTAACATCGCTATTAGGGGTATTTCGTACCGACGCAGAAAAAACCAAAGGAAAAGCATAAACATATGTAGCTGCGTCTCTGAAACCTTTACTGGTATAGTACTCAACTTGTTTTTCTATGTCTATACCTTCTGATACATTTGCTAATATAGCCAATCTATCTACAAACCAACCAGCATCACTAATAGGTTGAATTCTACCTTCATCTATAGCTTTACCGTAAGCTTTACCCATTAAAGTAAATGTTATATATGGTATGATGTTTTTTGGATCTCTAATTTCATCGGGATCTGGGTCAAGTGTTATGTTCTCTGTTAGGTTTTTTACTATATTTTCTATTACTTTTCTAGTAGGATTTTCATGTCTGTTGTCTTCAAGATTAAAGGATGTATTAAAAGTTAAATCAGCTAGTAGTAAAAACTCATAACCTTCCCTGGTTAAACTACCATCTGAACTAATAAACTTATCGGCTGAGTATGTACCATCAAATGCACTTACTTCTCCCTTTATTAATCTTATTTTAAACTCTTCATTCCATCTACTAAGATCTTCATCCTTAACCTTAACAGGTAAACTACTATTTAAACCATCAATGACAGGCTTAACCCTTAATGCAGCCTCTGTTGTAGTATAGATAAGTTCACTGGTTTGTGCTCTAAGTTGTTTAATATAATCTTGTTCTTGTTTAGCTAGAGGTGAAAACCCACTGCCTTGTTCAAATTGAGCTAGTGTTTGTAGAGCTAGTATTTCTGTTTCAGTTAACTCTCTTGTTGGTTTATTTTCACCATCTAATGGAATCCTAGCAACAATAATATTAGCAGGCGCATAGATTTTAAAGTCTTCTACGTACTTATTGTCTTTTTTCCCATGTACTGTTCCTGTAGTCAACCCAACAACAAGATTTCCTTCTGTATTTCTTGAAACTAAACTACGCTCTAAACCAAACCCGTCAGCATCTGCTCGTTTTTTATTAGCTAAGTCAACAGCAGCTGTATACTCTTTTCCAGCACTTTCAGTTGCTTTAACTGCTGCTTCATCTAGTTTTTGTTTTTTACTAAGAGCAATAATTTCCGCGTTATAGGCTGTTTCTGCAATTTTCTTTATTTCGTCAACCGAATAACCAGAACTATCTACTATAGCTCTAATCTTAGGGTCTTGGGCATTTAGCCATTTTGGTATATCAAAAGAAACATCGTATGTTTCTTTTTCTTTATCTTTCTTTATGTAGATAGAACGGAGTACGTTTTCTGGTACTTTTAGGAGTTTACTTAGTCTTCCGATTCTCTCATTTGTTCTAATGGCAATTGAATCTGGGTTATTATCTAAACCTACTAAATCACTGAATTCTTTATTTAGTCCCAAAACACCCGTTACATAGTTATTTTGTCTGTCATTTAAATCTTTAGAAGTATCTCTTGCATATGAAAAACTGGATTTGTAACGATTAATAAACTCTTTTCTATCCTTGACTCCCAGGATTTCCATATGTTTGGCGAGAAGCACTGGGTCATTTAGTATTCTCTCTAGAGTTAGTGCAGAAACAAGTTCATGCTGCTCAAAAGGAGAAAGGGAAGATAAGGTTATTGGATTTTGACCTTTATTGATACCAGTACTAGATGCCTTTTTTCGTAAGATTGGAAAGGCTGTTTCTACTGCCAATGAAACAGAAGAGTCTTCGCCTACTGATCTCTGTACAGTAAATCCACTTTTTTTATCTATAGCTAGAGAATAAGTACTCCATATATCCCCTAACATTGAAGCAACACTGTTTGCTTTTTCTGATGGACTGCCTCTACTAAGCAAGTAAGATAAAGATGCATTCATGTAGTTTGGTATTGTTTCGTTTATTCTATCAGTATTTGCCAAAGCTTGAGTATGAACAATTAAACCTTGAGTTACTATTGTTTCTTCTTCTTTAACTAGTAAAAGATCTCTTGATTCAATTATTTGATTAATCTTTGGTGCAAGTTCCTTAGTTAAAGCTTTTTCTAGTTCAACTAACTCAATCCCAGTATATTTATTTGGGTTTTCGTCTATGATCTTTGCCTTATAAAAATTAAATAAGAATTTATAAGCATCCTCTCTATTTAGACCACTAACATTAGGATATACTTCTTGAAAAAACAACTGATTATTCAGTTCTAGCTGCTCATCAGTAGATCTTGGGTTGGTAGATCGGTATCCTTTTAAAACGTCTATAGAAGGAATTGGAAGGATATTGTCTATTAATACTGGAAGATTACTAACTGCAATTGAGCTTCTTTCATTGTTTAATCCAGCTTTATTATCTAATGCCTTAGCTTTAAACCAAAAGTTAGAAGAAGCGGTAGGATACTTATCTGAATAATAAGAATCAAATAGTACCTTTGCAGTTGGAGAACTTGGGTTGTACTTGGTTACGTTTTCTGATTTATTAAAAAACTCTACAAATTCTCTTTCATAACGATCCTGTTCAAATTTATTTTGAGCTTCTGCACTTCCTAGTGAAGTATATGCATCTAGGTTTAATTCTCTTTTCCATTCATCTCCGAGTAAGGGGGTCCATACATCTTTAACATATAGGTTCCACTCTTCTAGTTTTGATTCTGGATTTATTGGTGTTTCAGTCCCGTCTATAGACTCTTTAGCATAGATTTCTTTAAACTTAAGTTTTGCTTTTTCTATTTCTTTCTTTTCAACTTGTTGTCGAATGGAAGAAAAAGCATCTATTCCTTTTTGAACACCACCAGCTACATCTGCTAGGGCAGCAAATAAAGCTTCTTGATCAGATGGTCCTACTCTTTGTGAAGGAGCACCAGCTCTAAATTGACCCCCACGGATTGAACTTTCCAAATAATTTGGAGCCTGTGGAGAAACATTACCTAGTTCTGGAACATTATCTAAACTTATTAAAGATTGTGCATTAACTCTAGACATTATTATCTACCTCCAACTGAACCACCAGATGTTCTATTTGTATACGCATTGTTAGATGGATTAAATCCTAAATCTGAATCATTAGATGTAGGATTAGGTGTAGGATTAGGTGTAGGATTAGGTGTAGGCATTGCAGCAGCTCCTATAGCTCCTCCAATTTGAACTAAACCAGAAAGCATACCACCAGCTTCTGCAATATTTGGATTTCCAAAAATAGGTGCTTCATCATATCCTTCGATATTTGGCATAAAGATATTTTCGGTTTGCTGAGAAAGCATTCCTTTAAATTGCTTGTTGATTTCGTTTCTCTCTTGAAGTGCATTTGCTTTAAGTTGTCCTGCTTTTTGAACGGCATCTAGTGCTTGGGTCATAGCAAGTATTGAATAAGAACTGCTCATTGGAGAAATGCCTTTATTTACCATACTATTTAATAAAGAAGACTGTTGAGCCCTAAGTGCACTAGACATATCGTTTTCAGCTCTAGTTTGGTTAGTTTTAGCAATTCCTAGAGCTTCATATTGATACTGGTATGCAGCATCTGATATAGCTTTGTTTCGTTTTAGTTGTTGTTCAAAAGCATATGCAGTTTGGAACTGCTCTCTAGAGTTATTAAAAGTTTTTTGGGTATTGGCGGCAATCCAGTTTCTAAAAGCTTGCTCATTCTGTGCTCTTATGGCAGCGCCTTGGGCTTTTCCTCCCATTATAGATTGAATACCACCAGCAACCGCAGAGCCAATAGCAAGCATTGTCATAGGTTCCATAGTTTATCTCCTTTACCAACCCCATTGTTGGCCTACACGGCGGGGCTTATGGTTTGTTGCAATTACCTTTGTAGCCCCACTGGTAGGAGCATAATCACTGGCTCTAAAGTTATTAGCCCAGTCCTTTACACGTTTTTCCCATTCCTTCTTCTTGATGTCCTCAGATGCCTTGTTTGTATCCAAGGACATATGCGACTTATAGAACTCCACGGCTGCTGACAGCACATCCACCCTATCGTCGTGCTTCAACGCTCCCCTGCCCTTATGGAGTCTGGTAAGCTGTATCTGGTTGTTCTGGTCCCGTATAGCCTTCCTAGCCATAACCAGTCTATGCATGGCCATTACAGGTTCCAGGGTTTCTATAATCCTAAGTTCTTTCTGACCCTTTACTCGGTATTCCTCAACCCCAACCTTACCGCAATTCTGCATCAAGTAGGGGAGTAAAACCTTGGTAAACAAGCCATCGCCAAAATTAGATTCTACTCTAACCAGTGGAACCTGGTATTCATTTACAAGCTTTGCTATCTTCTTTAAAGTACCATCGTCGTACCCACCGTCAATACCCAACAGTTCATGGATAAATATAGTGCCGCTAAGGACTGAGGCTATACAGACTCCAGTCTCATCTGTGCCTCTACCACTAGGGTCAATGGCCATATGCATGTGTTGGTATTTTAAATAGTTATTGGATACATACATAGGTTCTGGAACCATATCTCCAGAGATACCAAAGTTAGGCATATCTCTTAATGGATTCTGCCCTTGCCATACTATTTTATCTGGACCTACTTCTGGATCTAGATCTAATACAACTAGATCTCGTAGCTTTAGTGGGTATCTATCCTGATCCGCTAGGCTGGTGATTAGCTTGTATTGCAGGGCATAGTGACTAGGGCCGATTTTAGCCTGTCTGGAGGCAAGCTCAGCCTTGTCGAACCGTTCGGGCTGGGTAGCGTCCCCTGGCTCTATATCCAATCCTAGGACCCATGGAGCCACGTCCTCTATTTCGTGAGGTACGGAGGTATCTGGCATCTCTGCGGGATACTTAATCATGGGATAGGATTCCTTGAGGACATTGTAAACAGAGTCCTGATAATGTGGAGTACCTAGAAATACAACCCGTGAACCCTTATTTCTAATAGATTCTAATTCTGCTAGTTTCTTTAACAAGGTTTCCTTGCCCACTGGTGTCTCGTTCTTACCCGAGACTTCGATATCGTCCAGTACGATTCGGTCTGCGTGAAGACCTGTGATCTGTCCCGTGATGCCTCTGGCAGCACAGTTTAGATCCTGTGTAAACTTGGTTCTAACCGCTAGGTTAAAACCAAGAGCATTGTCCTTATCCTGATCCCCAGGGACCATGTACTTACAGTAAGGAACTACTGATAAGATCTTTCTAGCCTGAGAGACAAAGTCAATGGCTTTGCCTTGGGTGTTAGAAAGAACCAAAAAGGTAAGATTGGGATCTTGTAACCACTCCCAACTAGCTAGACAAGCGGTAATGGTAGATTTACCAGTACCACGCCCAGCCGTCAGAATAAAGTCATTTGCTCCTTCTTGGATTTCCCGAGCAATCTCATACTGAATTTTGGTAGGTTCCCCAAGGCCAAGATGCTTAAAACAAAAGTACAAATGGTTTCTAAAATCATCAATAACTTCTTGGGGAACCTTCATGATCAGTATGCTGCTTTCTTAATCTTAAATGGAGCCGAGTCCTTAAGGGCCTGTTCTACAGCCTCAATGGACTCGCTTGGGATTTGATTTACCTTGTCCTTGTGATCGCTTAGGATGCCACGGACAACGGTATACAAACCTGGGGTACGCTTATCAGGATCATTTAGATCGCTGATTAGACATTCCAGGAGCTTGTCTTGGATGTTATTCAGTTGTTCCTTCATGCTCAATCCCGACCAAATAGCTTCTTAAGGAAGCTGATTGGGAAGATGTGCCCAGCTAGGTAGCCACCAGCACCAAGCAATAGGGCAAACCAAATACTACCAAGTAACGATTCAATAGTTGCTAATATCATAACTTTTTCTCCTTTAACTTAGAATATGCAGCATCAAAAGCAGGATCAGATGCCCTGAGTGCTGCGACCATTTCCCTAGCGGTTGTTGGATCGCTTTCTTCTAGGGTTTTCCTAGCAATACTGGCTTGTTCCAACTTTACCTTAGGGATGAATAAACCGAATGAGTAACACAGACTTTTGATTAGAGAACCTATGCCTGTATACCATAGTAAAAAACATACGGCTAGGATACTAAGAGTAATCATTATATAGTTTATTAAACCTACCCACCAAGGAACCTTGTCTTCTACTTTGGTTAGATCTACCAAGGTACTCTTGGTTAGACTAATGATTTCTTCTTGTTCTACTACTCCAGCTTGAGTCTCGGACTGAACCGACCGTACATCCATATCCTTGGTTTTTACGATCTCGTCAATCTTCTGGAATCTTTCCTTGCTGGATTGAGCCAAGGTTTCAACTGTAGTGGCACTGGTTGCAATCTTTTCTGTAGGAGTCTTGCAGCTTGCTAGTATACATAGGATTAAAATAAGAATATATTTCATCTTTTTCTTTCTAGTTCGATTACCCTAGACTTGAGATCATCCAATAACATTCTCTGTGTAGAATCGCTTGCTGAAGATTGTATCTGAGCCTTGACAAGATCCTGTACAATAATTTTTAATTCCGCCAAGTCTTTGTCAGTCTTGTCGATTAATTGGGATCTCTTACCAATATCAATAAAGAACCCACCCACACCAATGGCTAGGATGGCTAATTGAAACCATTGTAATGTAAGCGAAAAATCTTGCTTTTTACTTTCTGCCATTGATGTCTCCTTATTCATTTATTACTTGAGATATTAATCCACTTGAATCTAAAAGTTCCGCTGATCCATCTGTATTTAGAATTGACATTCTAATCCAAAGTGTTGATGGTAAACCTGCGCGTGTAAACTTAACAGCACATTCATTTCTACCTGATATATCATCAGTTTTTGGAAAAATATCAAAAGCTCCGCTATCTAATATTTTTTTAGCTATAGCAGCATCAGCTCCAAATTGATCATTACCCGCAACGGCATCAAAATAAGAAAGATTAAAACTCCATGGGCCAGAGTCTATTTCATTATCAGCACCAGCAGGAGAATCTTGCTTTGGGTAATCACTACCAGCAGAAAAATTAAGATTTCTAAATATTTTTGAATATCCTATTGATTTGATTCTAGGAACAAGAATACCAATTGTTACAACAAGCCTATCCTCATTAACACTGCTAACAACTATTCTTTCGATTGCTTCTTTTTTTACATACACTTTAACTTTTGATCTATCAAAACGAGAGTAAGCCCATAAAGCTTGTTGATCATGGTAGTTATTTTGTCCTACAAATATACTAGAAAGTGTTGAATTTATAGAATATAAACCAGTGCTTGTTCGATCTGAAAAACCATATTCAAGAAGTATTGCTGATTTTAGTGGTAAAGAATTAGCAGCTGGAATAAAAAACTGTGTAATTCCTTTTTTACAAACTATTCTAAACACATACTCATCCATTGGGTCTGGAATAAAATTACTTGCATTTGAGAATAATGTATTTGTATCAACATTAAAATGGTGAGTACCTATCATTTTATCTGTTGATAAGAATTTAATATCATTAGGTCTAAACCACCATGGATATGTATCATCAACTAACCAGCTTGTATTTGTAGGATTATTTGCTGTGTTGTACTCGTATCCCCCTACTCTTCCTGTATAGTTTACTAGATTTAGAGTAAATGGTGTACTTGTGGTTATATTTTCCACCTTCCAATCAATATCTGCTTCATTAAATCTATACTTATTGTTTATGTCTGTATCAGTACTCCACTTTTGCATCCATTCTGCCCAGAACTGATCACCTTTAAATAAACCACCTCTTGGAGGATTTGTAGTAACTGTACTTTCAGAAAGTACTGATGGTTCTAAGAAAGAAATACCTTGGAATCTAACAGTATTTATAGGTAAACTAGAGTTTGTAGTTAATAGTGTAGTATCTTTATTTGCAAAAGCAAGAGCTGCTTTATTATAATAAATCATCTGAGATGGTATTTTCCATAAGACTTGTGTAGCAGTTTCACTTGCGGCTTCTAAACGTTTAAAAAGTAAATCTCCAAACCCTTTGTAGTCTGCCGCTATTAAAGAACTCTTATTTCTTCTAGAAACCGCATCTCTGTTTTTAACATTAGATGTATCGGCTGGCAATGATCTTACTCCAGCAAACGCCATATCCCGCAGGCCAACTAAATAGTAATCAATATAATCAGCGCTATAAAGACCTATGTTTTCATTTAAAGCATTTTTTAATGCTGCTTCACTTCCAAGATTAGCTGTACCTGAAATAGAGGTAAAAATTCCTGTAGTTGTGTTAATTACTTCTATTGATAGATTTGTAGATACAGATTCAGGAATACTTAAATAAAAATTTCGTATGTTATATCCCCAAATTTTACTTTTGTAGTTTAGTTGAACATTAGAACCATTTAGGTTTCTTCTGTAAAAAGCCGAATCTCTATACTTAACCCCATTAACTACATCAAATACACCATGATATAGAATACCGTTATTAGCAGCATATCCAGTAGGATCATACAATTCACTTGGACTTTCCCAGAACATGGTTTTAGCATTAATTAAACTATCTCCAGTATTAGTATCAATAATTTCAGATTTATCAATGTTTAATCTCCACTCAAACTTAGCTTTTACTGGATTAGCAACATTTGCTGCAAGGCTTGTAAGCTGACTGTCCACATCTGCAAAGAATGTAATAGGATCTTCTTCTCCTGGAAGAGACTTCTTTATGATATGATACACCGTAGGAGGATCTGTCAGTACCCAGTCCGCTGTTGGAGAAGTTCTCTTAAATACAGATAAGGCACCTGGGGCTGTAACCGGAACACCACTACTAACATAAGATGTATCACCTGTATTTACATTGTTATAAAAAGCCCGATTAGCCAGTTTAACGTTACTTTGTGTAATATCAAAGCTAGGGGCTTGATCTACCCACTGTGTTCCATTATATATTAATAGATCACCAGGGGTTGCTGAGGAAATTGTAACATCAGATAGAGCGTCTAAAGTTCCAGTAAAGGTGTCAGCCACAAACTGAGTACCATTCCAAACCAAAGCCTTACCAGGGGTTAAATTAGCCAAATTAAAAGTGTATGGTGGCGATGCGTTTATAAACTGAATATTGCCCGATTCACCATAAACAATTGTTGATCCTTCAAATTCCTTTTCCTGAATGGTAAATAAGAGTTGATGGAAGCAATCATTTAGATCCTTTGCCGCTAGTTTAGCACCATCGGTAAATCTAAGAACCATCTTATCAGATCTAGTGGATCTTCTGATTACCACTTCTCCACCATCTGGGATCAAAGCAGCATTGGTAAAGACAATGTTTGTGCCTGAGATAGTATAATCTGTGTTCTCAATCCTAAGTGTTTCAGTCCCAGTTGGGGTTGGTCTAGTAAACACTTTCAGTTGATCTGAAACGGAAAGTTCACAGATCCACATTAAGGAATTATAACTATAGGTTGTTCCTGATTTTGCAAGTACTACTTCAACATTGTTGTTGTATAGTACTGGTAATCCTGTGGTATAACTATAACAAGCCATGACTTCTCCTTATTCTATGCTGGTATTTCTGGATCTAAAGTTGCCCAGAATCTCTATGTTTGAAATATTACATGGTGTTGGGTAATTGCTTTTGATGTATATCTTACAGGCTTCCGAGTAAGATAACAACTTTGCAAAGTGTTCACCAACTGAATCAATCTTTAACTGACCGACTAATGTTAGTATGCTGTTTATATCTGTTGGATAGAACGATACTGCCGAATCCAGTCTACCCCTGCGATCCACAACTAGATCATACTTACCAGTATTAAGATGTCTGGTTGTAATTCTCTTAAGGTTTAGAACACCTTCATAGACCGTAGATGTATCCTGTGAACCGCGATAGACTTGTTGAGATAGTTCAATATTCATTTCATATGGCCTACCAACCCATACAGATGCATTGGTAAAATCTCCAGCTAAGGTTAATACAGTATTTCCACTGGGATTGGTTGTATTACTGGTTGCTGTATGATATTCATATGCTCTGTTTCCCCAACTGTTACTAAGAACTATACCAGATGCAGCAGGGTCGTAATATGGCAATGTTATTGATGTAACACCACTCAAGTATCCCATACTACTAACTGGAACAAGAGTAAGCCAATCTAACATAGGTGTTGTAACAGGTACTGTTTCTAAGGAAACAAAGTATACTGCAAGTTTGTAAGTACTGTCAGCCATTAGTCTTTTGGAAATTATATACATATCTTTTTCATATGATTTTATTCCCAACACACTGTCTTGGGTTGATAGAATCCACCTATGGAAAGCATTCTGTATAATTTCCTTACCGTTTGTTCTAAAGGTAAAGATATAGATGTATCTCTTGTTGTCTTCATCCACGGCAAACAGTGAATTGGTAGCCGAACTGGAGTTCATAGCTCCGATGTTCTGTGGTAAGTAATCCTTACAGTGTGTACTAATGTCCATACTCGTTGAGAACTCATCGCTAAATGCGCTTCCACTTAGGTACATGAACAACTTTCCAGCGTTGAAGAAGAAGACATTGTTACCCATCTTCATGGGTTCCTCTAGCTTAGAGGTTGTGTAGAACGAGGTAGGACGCAACTCAACGTTAAACGGAGACATGCCTACATCATTGGAACCACCTCTTACTTCAAACTGAACAGAACCAGAGCTAAGTACAAACAAGATATTCTGGAATGGAATGATATGGCTTAATTTATTGTAAGCACCGACACTTGCCTGAATATCAATAGGATCTGTTTCTACAATATTTGTGATATCATTAACCCAGAAGTCAAAGAATGAATTGGTTCGGCTGGCTAGGATTGTATTGTCTGTTGCCATCCATAATCTATTCTTCCAAATAGCAATGCTTTGGATCTTTTCTTTTCTTTCCAAAGCCTTTGGACCTGGGTTGTTTATATCATTGCCAGTTCTCCTTGGCATTACTGGCATATGCCTTACTTTCCATACTCCATCAGTATCCTTGTAGATGATGATTGGCATTCTTCTATGATCAATCACGGACTTGGGATTCTCTGTCCTTAGTCGTTCAAAGTATGGATTCTTGGTATATCTGGTGGCTCTGTAGAATCCTGTAGGGAATGTAAGGTAGCTATTTCTGGTTAGATAAACTTTACCAAAACCTTTGTATGCTGCGCTAGCTGCTCCATCGCGGTCTAGCGGAGTGAATGGGGATGTTTGATGATAGTGATCTTGGTTCCAGTTGATGCCACCACCTGGGATTGGAATCAACCGTGGTGCATCGTAGTAGTCGTAGATTGCCCGTAAGGCTCTATAGCCGTTGAAATCCGCCACATCATTCTTTACTTCACTTGCGGGATACTGTGGAATACTTTCAAAGTTTTCTAGGTTTTGTCCTATTTCCTCTTCTTCAAGAGTAACTGGATCTACTACAAACTCAATGTCATCTCTTACATTGACCCAGTATGAACCAAGACTATCGACATCATCTTCAAAGTTTGGGTCTGGAGTTTGTGGCTGGGCTCTGCTTCTTTTATAGTTGATTGTATCCCCTGAGTGAATATAGTCATTATTTACAAAGTCACTATACCAAGTTGCAGCATTTGCCGAGTCTTCTAGTTGAGAGTTGTCAGGAAGAAAATCAATTGGAACTAGTTTATTCCAAAGGATAATACCAACATCAAAATCAGTTGAACCGAATGTATCCTTAATTGGTGATGGGCTTACAGTGTAGGTCTGATTTCCCATTTTATATTGTGAATTTACACTTCTGTTTCCATAGGTAAGGTATTCATAAATACCTCTATTGAATCCAGAAGTATTACCAACAGTACCAAAGGTGGCATCTACGGTTTCTTTAATCCACTCTGTAGGTTCAATTCTATACACTGTCAGGAAGTTGTCCAGCTTGATGTCTTGTCCACCAAAGGAAAAGCTATTTTGAGTAACTGGGTCAAAGGTATATCCAGCTCTGTTTATTACAATACAGTACCTATTGAATCCATCAATATCAAGGAAGTGAAAGTATAGGTTGTCATTATTAAAGTTCAACCCAGCAGGAACGCCTACATTGACTAAATCAAGATATGATCCCCCACCAGTGGTGGTTACTCTTGTAAGTGGGGGACGTTTTTCGACAGACTTCTCAACCGTAACAAGACAGTTATCCACATTCTCAGCTTCAGTCACCAGTCTTTTAGTTGGAGCCTGACGGCCTACTCCACCACTTAAGGAATTAATTGGAAGTCTTACAAACGCCATTAGAACCTCGTTCTTGTAAAGTAAGGATCATTACTTAGTATTCCGCGTCTATTGACAGCGGCACGGGTGCCATAATCACCCAATAGTATTGATCTATTTTTCTTGAAGATATCCGCAGCACGGCCTCTTGAAACATGGTATTGTTCCCGCATCGCCATGCGCTTGTCCACATCTAGATCACCCTGTGAAATCATTTGATATTCACGGGCTGCCATTTCCATAATAGATCTCTGTAACGCAGAGTCTATCTGATCCCATCCATAGTTTTCATTGGATGGTCCTAGGAGAACAATCAATTCAATCTTCAGGGTCTTGTCAAATATATCAGTCTGCTTGGTGATGTTGAATAACCTTGTTGGACTAGACTTTAATGTTGTCTGGATCACCTCCCCCGTCGTTGGGTCAAACAGAGGTTCAACAACCTGGGCATAACAAGCAGTGTCTGGCAAGAGAATTTTTCCAGTATTCACCCCTGCTGTCTGTGGCGAGAACTCGGCTACATATCTATTGTTAGCCAGCCCTCTCATTACCATAGACTTGATTGTTTGGTTTAGTATGAACTGAGCAACGCTGGTATCTACACCAGCATCCGTGCTAAGATCATTAACCAAATGCTCTCCTGAGGATAACAGCATATGATTTACTGCATCCGTATAACTGTATAACCCCATCACTTAGCTCCTTTCTGTTTGTAAGGAATTAGCTTGTTAAGGTACTCTTGGCGCTTCTGGCATCCACAACCCTGTGTTTGCTTTAGGCCAACAGCCTTTGCCACTTTTGCTACTGTATCTCCAAATCCACGGGAAGAATTGCTGATTGGATTAAAAGGTTTCATATCACTCTCCTTGAGAAAAAAATACCTAGGGGGCCTTTCGACCCCCTAGGTACAAATACCAAAATGTAGTTAGCTAACGCTAGAATTATAGAGCTGAGTAGCTACCTTGAATTGCGCCGCAGAGTTCTGGACGAAGGACACCAGCGCCAGCCATGATTGAGCTTACGGTGAAGAATGTACCTCTACGGACATCCTTGACAGTCTCGACCTTCATACCCTGTAGTCTTAGCGAGCAAACGGCTGAACGCTGCCAAATAAGGGCCTTGATTGGCTTAAGTGCATCGTTAGTAATAACAGTACCGTTTGAAGTAATCTGGACAAGATCATCAAAGTCATCGTTGTTAGCACCGTGATAGCCGTGCCAGTTGAAGTTATACTTTGGATCACCTAGATCACCAATAACGTTTACCTCATCGTTGTTGCTATATTGACCAGTAGTTAGATCAAGACCATTAGCAAGAACATTAGTTAGACCTGAATTGACAACGGCGTGATCAAGTTGAGCAAGGTGGTTGCTCTTTACAATCTTGACACCCATGTATTCAAGGCTTTCACCAATACCAAAGAGGTTGCGGTTAAGTGGAGCACCAAGGCCACCAGCTTCGGCTACACCACCGAAGAATGGACGACCAGCGCCAGCAGAAAGGTCACCGCTTTCACGGGCAATACCAAGAGCACGGATGTCGTGGAAAGCCTGTGGAGAAACAGCGCAATATACTTCACCCATGGTTGCGTCGATTTCTGATAGACGGACCATGTAACGCTCTAGGTAATCAAGAAGAAGTAGAGCAGCATCGGTTCTCTGGGGAGCAGTGGCACCACGAAGACCAAGGAAGTTAAAGGCTGAGTTTGGAGTGAGATATGGAGTAGTACCATAATTCATGCCTGTATAATCAGAGCTAAATGGATTGCGGTTTGGGGTAAATGCAGCTTGAGCAATCATGCAAGCAATCTGCTTGTCACGAATATAGCTAAGCTGAAGACCAGCTTGACGAGCTAGCTCAGCACGGTAATCCCACTGAGTAAGCATGAGATGAATGTCATCAAGTTCAAAGAATGCAGCCATTGGTCTTTGATCAAGCGAAATATCGAACCAACCTGGAGTCGAGATACCGCTGTTGCCAATGAGTTCTTCACCAGCTTGCCAAATACCCTTGTGACCTACGGTTCCTGTGATTGGGAAACGCTTGGTTGTGCCTGACTCAATGGTTTCGGTTGTAACCATTGGTTCAAACATATTGTATTGATCATATGCATTGATTACTTCACCTGACCAGATAGGAAGCCAGTATGAAGGATCAGTTGAAGTTGAAACCGAAGGAATACTGGTTTGTGAAGCAGCTTGACCACCGCGTGGCCAACCACCATGGCCAGCCATATCATTTGGGCTAGTGCCAGCAATTGCTGGTAACGAGTCAATAGGGAATAGATTCTGTGTATTTTCTGGCATGTTTGTTTCTCCTTGTGTAGAAACTCTCTTTTAAATTATAAATTAAACGTAGGAGAAATTATTAATTAGTCCGTGTCCTAATGGATTATACGGAGTTAACGATTTCTAAAGCCGTATCTTGATGAATTAACAACCATTGCTTCTACTGCTTTTCTATAATTAGCATCTACACGATATCTTGGATCGCGTAGAGCAGCTTGTTGTTCGGCTTGGTTTTTAAACACCTGTACGGATTGTGGAACTTGAGAGGGATTGACCCTGTTTGACATAACCTGGGGTTCCTGAGCCTTGGGCTTTGCCTGTGGTTGTGTTTGCTCATATTCAGCTCTAAGACCTAGGAGTACATTCTTATAGGCATTGGTCTGAAGAGAACGATTAATGGCAGCAACTTCGTCTTGCGACTTGCTTTCCTGAGCCCACTTGAATAGACGCTTGAGATTGTCACTTCCGCCCACGACACCCGCTGCGTCTTCCCAAGATTGCTTGGCTAAAGCCTTGCGACCCTTAATCATCTGCTCAATGATCACTTCATCAGCACCCATCTTAGTCTGGATTTCCTTACGAGTAGCTGCACTTACGGCACCCGTTGAGTCAATTTCCTTGCCCCAACGAAGCCAATCTTCTGCACTGACCCGAGCCGTAGATCCAGGCTGAGGAGTAGGAGGTGGTGTGATCTTGAGGTCTTCTGGAACACCAGATAGATCCTCGACTGGCTCTGGCTGAACCTGAGCTTGAGGTGAGTCCCCCACATAGTTAGGATTAGTCACCCCATTTTGATTGTATTGCTTCTTTAGTGAAGCGATTTCCTGTCTTGCCTGAGTAAATCCCTTGCGGGCTTCTACTAGGCTATTGAACCAATCATCAGATGACTTGAAATTACTTGGGATCTTTTGTCCTTGATCCTGAACGTACTTCATGAACATCGCACGCTCATGTGCAATTTGTGGGTCTTCTGTTTGAACTGGTGTAGCAATTACGGGCTGAGTCTCGACAGGCTGAGATTGTTCAGCGTTGTTTGTATTTAGCATTTAAATATCTCTCCTTTAGATTGTTCGTTACTTTGAACGAGTCTTAGGTTTCTTTGTATTAGGTTTCTTGGTATCTGGGGAAGGCCCAGTCCTCTTCTTTACATATTCGATCTGCTTTGAAGTTGTCTTGCTTTTGCAATACATATTACTTCTTCTTCATTTTCTTACCAGTTTTCTTCTTGGCTGGTTTTTTCTTTTTCTTTGGCATGGTTTCCTGTTCCTGTGGCATAGGCATCTGTGCGCCTAAACCCATCTGAGATTCCATCATACCTGGACCCATGCCAGTAGGCATTCCCATTCCCATCATTGGTAATCGTGACATACTTAATTCCTTTATTTTTTCTTTAGTTTTGACCAGAGTAATGCAAGGTTTGAAACAATTCTCTTACCTAGTGTTTGATATCCAGCATCTTTAAGATGGGGATCTGGTGTAGAGCTTCCAGAACTGCTATTAGTAACATTCCATAATGTATTAGCCACATAATCCGCATATGGTAGATTTCTTGCATGATCAATTATGCATACATCAGCAGCTAAACCACGTCTAGATTCAATACCGTTAAGAAGAGTTTTACACGCTTCGTCAAAAACTGCATTTTCAGTATATACTGGTGAGAAACAAACTACAAAACAGAGATTATTTGTAGAATAACCTAAGCTTTTCCATGTTTCAGTATATAGTCTGATGCATTCCTTAATATCTGAAATGTATGTTAAAGCATCGGCAGCAGTACCACTACCAGTAACGTTTCTTCCACCCTGAATAAAGATAGCAACTCTACCTACATTCTTAGGATTAGCAGAGATTTGTCTATCTACTACTTCTTTAAAGTAAATCTTAAGTTTTTTGTTGTTATTATGATCGTATAAAGCTGTCAGGTTATTCTTATAGTCTGTTGAAGTTGCTCCACCTCTAGCATAAAGACTGCTTACACATACTCCGATTGTATTGGTATGCATACTAAAAAAAACAAAACCAGCTTTTCCACTAAAAGTACCAAAACCTAAACCAGTACCAGTCATTGCTACTTTTACTTCGGAAGGAGTTGCACCTGTAGAAGCAGGAATACTTCGTTCGTGAGCAGCATATCCTGCAACTCCGCTTAAGTTTACAGGACTTGAAAATGCTGAGTTTTCTCTTGCTGCTCCTCCAGTTTCAAAAATATAAAAATGTTCGTAAGCTGTATCATTATTAGGATGTCTAGTATAAAGATACCTAGCCGTTATTTTGTTTTTGATTAAGGGCCATGATCCATCAGCACGAACTGCAAGTGAACCAAAAACATTGCCAGGAGAAGGATAGGTGCCAGCTTCTATTTTTACAAAATCTTCATCTACCCTAGTACCGTTTGGTGGATTGTTTGGATAAGCGCCGCTTGAAAGTGAAATTGAATACTTATCGTTTGTTGGGCCAGTTAAATCTGCTCTAAAAGTACTGTAATCTGTATCTGCATCAATTTGACCGAGCTCTAATCTAGCTTCACCACCTCCACCACCATCAATACCATCTGAAAAATCACCAGAACATAATGTCTGAAAGTACTTACTGTAGCTACTACCGCCACCTGCCGGAGTGAGAATTCTACCACAGAAATAGATAGGACTGCCGTATGTTGGGATACCTAAAGTATTAAAACCTTCTTCTAATCCGTCAATAAATCCGTTTACGTTATCGCCAACAGCGTCAAGAAACATGGTGTTCGAATCACCAACAGCTAAAACATCAAAACTTGACTTACCATAGTGAGCATCTTTCATCCACTGTGATATTTTTTTACCGCCAAATGTACTTAAATTCTTCTTTTTACCAGCATTTTGGTTAGATGTAGTAATAAAATCTGTCATTGTAGTGTCTCCTTTATTGTCTTATAGACCAGAATACAGCTTTGTTAAATGAAGTTCCAGCTACAGCAGTACTGCTGTAAATAGCTGAACGAGAACCATCAGTTAGATACTCTAACCTAGTTGGAACACCATTAGGTAGAGCTATTGTTTCTAGTAGTTTACTCTTTCGATTGTAAAACTGAACATCTAAAGGAGTTGTTGTGCTATTGAAAATACTAATAGCTTGTGTTCCTACAGGTACTAAATTGGGAGCTGTAAAGGTTATATCATTTGCTGAGCTAATTGTTGATGTTAGGTTTGTAGCGTATAAACCAGTTATTGCGTTTGTAATAGCCATTACAGCAGTTCCAAACGCCGTAGCAGCTGGAAGACCAGGAGCTCCGTTAGTACCAGGATAAGATTTACTTACAACAAATAAAGTATTACCAGTACCCGTGGCAATTGTATAAGTTCCATTATACGAATCTGGAGTAACCCCAGAAATGGTAACACTTGCTCCTGATATCCAATTCATATAACCAGTAGAGGTAAATGTTAAAGTTACGGCGTTTCCTGAAATAGTAGATGACGTTGCTACTGTAATTGGATGGGCTGGCGTTTGTGTCAACTTTGGCTCTGTAATCACTAAACCAGTAGCAATAAAGTTAGTGCCAGCTAAAATCTTTGCAAATTGTGGAATAGTAGTGGAAGATCCGCTTGATAAAGCCGTAACAACCAAATAACCATTAGGATTATGAGAAGCTGTATAAACACTGTTACTGCCAACTTGACCAGCTATTGTGCTAACTGCACCTAAATAACCTAGTTTCATTTCTTACCTCCACATCCACATGACATCTTGGGTTTCTTCTTAGAAGACATTTTCTTTTTCTTTGCCATTATTTTTTTCCTTTCTTCTTGGATTCCCAAGATACTGGTTTGGAACTCTTTTTAGCCTTTACACCCTTGGCTGTACATTGTGCTTTGGTTGGTCGGCAAGCGGGATAAGAGCCTCCAGACTTGGCAGACTTTCGACCACATGGCCCACCTGTCTTGCAGTTTATCCAGCCCTTACCATTGTTCCGCTTGAACCAACCATGTAATCCTTGCTTCTTTTCTAATGAAAAGTCAGCCATTACTTATAACCCTTTTTCATGGTCATCTTCTTACCAGACTTCTTGGCTGCGGCCTTTGCATCGGCCTTGCCCTTGGCTGTGTAAGGGAATGATTTCTTACCTACTTTTGGCATTTGAACGCCCTCCTTTCTTGGTCTTGTTGCCCCAGTTCTTGACACCTACCTTACGGCATTTGACCATAGCACCTGAGGCGTAAGCACTAGACTTACCACCATATGCCTTCATAACTTTATTGTAACATGCATCTTTAGGCATAGATTCTAACTCCTAGGTTATTTGTTGAAACCCTTGAGGGTCTTGGCTAGATTGCATTGACGCTTGGTCTGGGTGGTTAGTTTACCACCCTTGCAATAGGAAGAGATAGACTTGTCAGCTGCCTTGGCTTTCTTGGTTAAAGCTCCAGGTCGCTTGATAGCACCTTTAATCCAGTTCTTTTTACTTGCCATAATGTCTCCTTAGTGTGGCTGTTCAACAGAGAAAGCATGACAATGTACCGCTACGGCTGCTCCAGCCAAAGAAGAACGACCACGCCAACAGTGTGGAACAAATAGTGTTGTGTTTGCTGGAATATTAGATGTACCAATATCACCAGAAGTTTCTAGGTTGCTTCCTGAGTCAGCATATATCTTAACATAATAGTGTATTGTTGTGTCATTAGGGGTGGCATATAGACAAAACTCTACAATATCTGTAAGATTAGCGTCAAAACCAGTTAATGCTATAGTACTTGCTGCAGCTATTCCATTTCTGTGGACTATAGTATAGGTAGTAGAGCTTCCAGCTAATACTAAACCAACGGTATTTCTCATAGAGTTATTTACCGTTGTAATAGGATTAGTAATTGCTGTAGCATCTGGAGCAGTTGCAGCATCATTTAAACCTACAAATAAGGTTGCTCCGCTTTGTAAGGTTGCATCTCCTATACCAAACTTCCATACACAGAAGAAACCACCACGACCTACGTTGTTACCTCTCCAACACTGAGCTACAGACGTTCTCCATCCAGCTGCGTTTCCTGAGGTATTGGCAGTAAGAAAGCTTGATCTACGCGAACCACCCAACAAACTTGTTGTAGTTAGGGAAACTGCACCAGCTGTGGTATTACCTGTACCAACTGAAGTTGCTGTATAAATAAATCCAGTAGATGTTGGAGCCGTTGCGGTTCCTGCATTAAAGTTCATCATACTAAACTTATTTCTTGCAATGCAAGTCTGAAGATTAGTAGACCATCCTGAAGAATCAACAAAGGCTGGTAAGTCTCGTTGACCAATACTCTTTGTATACATTACAATAGAGTCTACTGGTGCTGTGGTTGGTTCTGAGGCTGGCTTAACTAACTCTAGATTATCAGAATTAATCTTAACATTAGTAGCTCCTGCAAAGGCTGAAGCATTGTTGTATTGTACTTGACCTGTAGAACCACCTGGGCTACCTCCTGTACTTAGCGTAACAGGAACCCAATTAGAACCATTCCATTGAGGAACTTGATTGGGTGTTGCTGAACTTTGGGTTAGGTCACTAAGAGGGTGGGTATGTGCTGTTGGTGTTCGTGCATCACTTAGTCTTGAATCATCTGCTCTTACCGCTTGAGTAGAACTTGATGCACCTGAAGTAGCAAAATCAACTGTAAATGTCCTATTAGCTGTAAGATCTCCACCACCAGTCAATCCAGTTCCTGCCGTCAATGTTAGACTGGTAGGTACAATGCCAGCTACAGATAAGGATCTGTTTTCCCATCTAGCATCCACACCATCCCACTGTAGTACATCGTTGTTTGAAGGAGTACTTGGAATATATACATCGGATAGTTCTGATATCTGGCTGGAATCCTGGATCTTAACATAGATGCTACCAGCACCGACTCCAGCCGATTTGACAATCCAGCCTACAAAAGTACCATGAAGGGGAGCAGCTGGTATTGTTGTTATCCACCCACCAGGAACAGAATCCGACAAGTATATTCTTTGACCAGCTGTATAACTGTTTGTATTCAAACCAGTCAATAAACCCTGGGTAATGATAAAACCATCTGTACCCTGGGCAATATTCTCGGCTGCTAGACCAATTGTAGGGGTTGATGTTGCCTCGGAGTTTGCCTGTGCTTTTGCAACTTGGAGGATTGTTGTACCATGGGAACCAGATACATAGACAATATCTCCCTTATTGATTATAGATCCCGTATTATTATGGGCTTGCTTGAACAAAGCCTGTCCAATTGGAACATTTATTGATCCATTCATACCGACAACAACGGTATCATAGGTGGAATCATAGATTAAATGACCAGCTGTTACAGATACTGGTGGTGTTACCGTTGGATCTAAGAAGATCTCATCTGTATTTACCGTATCAACAGTAATTGCACTAGGTAAACCTACTGTAATTGTAGTACCTACTGTTGTAACCTCTACTTCATTTGTTGTACCAACTACAGTATACCCTGAACTAAGAGTTCCAGCATCCTTTAATTTAAGGCTAAAAAAATCTATATTAAAGGAAATATCCTGTGTTGGTGTTCCTGTTGTATTTTCAAATAATATTCCACAGGTTAGAAATCCAGTTGGAATATTAGTAGATATAACAACTTCAGCTCCATTGTTAATTTTAAAACCAACACTAGTTGCTGACTTTTTTTCTATCCTTAAAGTATACCAGGTTGAGTTAGCTAATGCTGTTGTTGCTCCTGTTACAGCAGTTCCATCAGTTACAGTTGGAACCCAGCTACCACCTTTTGTTCCGTTAAAGAAAATTCCTTCCGTATGAGATGAAATATCATCAAATAAACCAAGTTTAATATTGTAATTATCTGATGGATTTGTAGTTTTTATGATAAAGTAAACTACATTAAAATTATCAAAACTAAAAGAATCGGTTGTTGATGTGTTTACTAATGAAAGTCTTCCAACTAGGCTAGCTACTGGAAGTCGTACTTCTACTATACCTAGGTGATCGGTTTCAGAACCCGCTTCGTAAACTTCTAACTCATTAGGAGTAAGTAGCTGACTGCTGGTAGGAGCTGGCAGTCCAAAAAAAGAATACGGAGATACAGTACCAGATTCGTCGCCATTACTTTGATTGATAAAGTTATCCCATAACAGTATAGGTTGTGTTGGATCTGTAGGATCTATACCACCCCCGCCACCACCAGGGCCAGCTGTTTCTAAAGCTAGGATTCGTATTTCGTGGTCATTTGCAGTATAGGCTAGTGAACCTACATTAGTTACGTTTAACTGATAATCTAGGTTAAGCGTAGTATTGCTACTGACCTGAGTAGTCTGATTCAGGTTGTTTGTAATGCTGTTGATATTAAAGTTGGTTGATTGTATAAAGCTGTTAAGGTTGTTGTTAATAGAAGTAAGCGATAGGTTGGTATCTCCAGATAATCTATTTGATTGTCTTCTTGATACAGCCGATTGCTTTCTATTAATCATCCCTTACACTTTCTACCTTTGGGGCATGATGCCTTGGAACCACCTGGGCCAGCCCAAAGATTCTTACAAGCCCAGTACTTAGCACTTAGTTTATTATCCGCAGAGTCGCAGTTATGCCTAGCTTTGAAAGACTTACGAGCTTCCGAACTATAATTGTGACCATAACCTTTTGCTCCAAAATGAATGATTTTTTCTTGTCCATCTGCACACGCTTTGACCATCTTCTTCTTACCTGGTGAAGTAGAGGGTCGTGGTTTGTTGCAAGGCATACTAGCCTTATTGGGACGCTTAGGCATTTGGTTGTCCTCCTAACATCTGCATTGCTTGGTTTGCTAGTTCTGGAGGAATATTTGATCCACCAGTATTCATAAGATCCTGCTGGGCTGCTCCACCCATGGCGTTTGCGGCAGCTCCTGCAAACATCTTCTGCATTTCCATTTGTTGCTGGGCCTTGGCCATTTCCATCTTTTCTTTCTTGATTTCTTCTGCACTGCGAACCCAGTTGTTGGCATCGAATCCCATCGCCGTGATCAGGGCTCTAGCATAGGCTTCCCACTTGAAGGATGAAGCGGCCTCTGGAGGAAGATTGCGAACCATCTCACCCATTTGGAGCAACTTGGTGATGTCTGATTCACGGCTAAGGGACTGGAGTCCCGTAAGGATTTCGATGTTAAGGATGCCATTTTCGGCATCGAATTGTTGCGCCATTCGTTGATCAATCTCGTTGTTTTCCAACATCAGGTAGATTGTTCTCTTGATGATTGGAATCATAAAGTCCCTGGCAATGGCAGAGAATGTACCACCTAGGATTGTTTCCAGTTCATTACCCACGGCTCTGACTGCCGTGGCTGTTACACGATCTCCAGTTGGCATTGCCGCTGTCTGCAAGAGGAAGCCCTGTCCTACTTCCTTTCTCATTGCATCTACCGCAGCGGTGGATACCTGTAGCTGAGGATTCATTGTTTCACTGGGAGATATAACAAATACATCGTTCTTCCTAGCGGCTACCCATTGACCATTCTGGGCTCCAGACAGATCGTCAATCTCGGTAACACCACTGGGATCTACACCCATAAAGAATGTGGAACCAGCTGCCATACCCTGAATCAGGGCTCGGCTGTATGACTCAAGGGTTCTAATGTCTGAGTAGATGTCTTCGACATGGCTGCGGCCATAATCCTCGCCAGCAATACTAGCCCAACGTAGAATAACGTAAGGAAGAACATCGTAATAACCGACCTCAATAACCGTTCCTTCCAGTTCCTTCTCGACCTTCCAGTTGCCTTCGTCTGTCTGCTGGACTCGGATAAATACTGTTTTATAACCCGTTTGTTCTTCCTCTCCCGATATGAAGTCATAGGCACTAGCTGGCTCCTCGTTGCTAGGGGAAATGAATTCAAGGTATATGAACTCCTTGACAGTACCGTTAACATCCCTACGAACCACAAACTGATCCAGTCTGATTACGCGGAATGAGAAATCATTTTCCATCACAAGAAGAACATCACCAATCACAATGAGGTGTTGCATTGCGAGATAGGACATCTCTCGTAGGTTGTTTGAAATTAGCTTTCTATATACCTGAAAGGAGAGTTTGTTTAGGTATTCTGAGATTTCTGCCGAAGGTTCTCTACCATTCTTAAGTCCAAAGGAAAAGAATGGGGTGTCATTGAGTGGAATAAGTACGCTTAGGATCTTGCTGGCAAGAGAAGTAACGCCTCTTGACTGCACAGATGAATAGGTCTGAAAGACATTATCCTCTCCAGTCATTGACTCATATGGTAGCAATGTTGGAACGGTTAGTGCGCTACAGGCTCTAGACTTGTCTAGTTTTGTAGTGCGTTTAGCATGGAGTGTCATCCATCTATCTTTGATTGTCTTTTCAGAATTCATTGTCTCTCCTTATTTGGGACGAATTTCTTGTTCGTACCCAGGTCTTTCTATAGTAGGCATATCTAGATTAAACCCACCACCAAACTCGGTCATTTCACCCTTTACCTGACCAGTCATTTCCTGGGTAAGCGCAGATTCCTGACCTTCTTCCTTTTTCATCTGTTCTTCCTTTATGGAAGCTTGTTCTTGTCGGCGTAGATATTCCATCTGCCGTTCACGTTCACGCTCAACACGCAAACGATCCTCCGCTTCTCGTTGATACCTAGACTGTATTTCCATTTGTCTTTGGAACATCTCCTCTTGTCTACGCATCTGGGCTTCGTAGTCCACCTTAGGAGCTCCACCACCACCACCACCAAAACCATATCGTTTATTAGAAGGTAATGGAGTAATATTAGCATCATCTAAC